CTCCGTTGTAGTCTCAGGTTCAGGCCGCAGATCAGGACTGATCTTGCGGATTGCGAGGTCAAGCGTTGCGGCTGAATCCGCATCGGGTGCTCCCGCGAGGAGTGAGTCAAAGGCACGCATCAGCGTTGAGGCGTCAATCTCGGTGCGCTCAGAGAGCGAACGAACTGCGCCCAAGCCGATGGTGGCTGGATAGGCTGGCTGGTTGCCGGTCAGGAGGCTGACTTCGTGCAAGCGGATGTTCCGCAGCTCACGAACGCCGTTGTCGTCGTAGGCATCGCCCTTGTTGGGCACGGAGAACCCGAAGGACATCCCCATCGCCGCACCGTCTCGGCGCAGCATTGCGGCGAGGTCGGAGGCGAAGGTCACCTCTGGGTTGAGGGAGACGCGCACCTTGAGGCCGCGATCATCCTCTTCAAGATCCAGCGTGCCGGTCTTGGTTGAGCCGAGGAAGTACTTCGGATCGTGATCCTGAAGCGCCTTGACTTCCCAATCGCCACGCTCGGCGGCAGCCACGCTCTTTGAGAACGCGCCTGGCTTGATGATCTCCCGCGTGCTCAGCCCTTCGGCCTCGGAGTTGAAGATGGCGGCATAACCCGTGAAGGTGTGCCCGTCCTCGCCTTCCGCGCGGATCTCCGTCTGGAACTGTCGGTACTCGATTGCCATCTTCGGTTTCTCCTTACGCTCGGCGTTCTCGACAATGTTGTCGGCCCACCGCTTACCCGCGTCGCCGCCCCATAGCGCCCACGCGATCCTGCCAGCGGACGGATAGCCGTCTTCGCCGGGGTTGAATCCTTGACCTTGCTTGTCCACCTCGTGTCGTGCGAAGAACGAGCGCATTCGCATCACCGTGTCAAACGGTAGGTTGCGCCCGTTGATGATGTCGCGTGCGCGAGCTACGCCCACGAGGGTGCCGCCGCGTCCGAACTCAGCGCGCCAATCTAGGCCGCGCTTCGCCTCTGCCTGCATTGCCTCTGTCGGCATATAGCCGTCAGGGTTGATCGGAGCGCGCTCCTCGTTGCGGTAGCGCGGATGGTCTGAATGGAGCAGATCGTTGTCGCCAACATAGGCAGAGTTCTTTGGTGCGCCGGTGCGTGCGAGGAAGAGGAAGGCGTTGACCCTCGCCATTGACCACGCCGCTCGGCTCACGCCTGGGCGATGGCTGGCTGAATATGCGCCAGAGCCTCGTCGGTAGACGGAGCGCAGCGACCCGACGCGCACCCGCGTCCAGTTCGGTCGGTCTGCCTTGCTCATCTCTTCGTTGTGCGTATCGGCCTTGTTCTGAAGCGCCGTCTCCGTTGCCTCAGTCAACTCAATATCGCCCGTCTTGTCACCGGCAGAGCCTGGCTTGTTCTCGTCGCTGCCTGTGATCTGATCTTTTGGTGGCGCTGGCGCATCTACGCGATCTTCGTAGTCTTCGTCGTCGTAGCCGTAGCCGTCATTGCCTTCAGCGGGCTGCCAGGCGTTGCAGTAGTACGCGCCGTTGACATAGGCATCCCAGCGCTCGCACCACGCCTTGTCGCCCTGAACATCGTCCTCGTTGTAGAAATAGCAGTTGCCGCAGGCGCGACCTTCAGGCACATCCTCGGCGAGTGCGGGTCGGTAGTTATCTGGCAAGGCGCGCTCGCCGCCAGGCTCAATGCCTTCAGCCTGAGAGATCGCGACCATCTGTGAGATGGCGTCCTCTTTGGTTGTGTGGCAGCCCATCACTTCGCCGTCTTGCTTGACGACCGCCCAGCCGCTGCACTGCTCGCTCTCATCGGTGATGAAGTACGGCATCAGTTTGGCTGGTACAGCCAGAATGACAGCGTGTGCGTGCCGGTGTTTGTGATGCCGTAGATCGCATCGTCTCGCCCTACCTTGAGGGTGATCGGCACATAGGAGCGCAGGTGCAGCCCGTTGGAGATGGTCACATTGGACTTGCCAATGTAAACATCGTTCGCCGTGCTAATGAAAGTGATCTCGCACTTATCAGAGTTCGTTGCAGTTGCGATCAGCGTCGCAGCAGTGCCGAGTGTCACTTGGTTCGTAGTAATACTCATCTGATCACCTCAAGTTGAGCACAAGGAGATCTTCCTCGCGCTGGCGTTCTTCGTGTGTGCGACCCCAGCCTCTGACTCGCAACTCTTTGGTGTGGCTCGCCGCCTTGATGCGCCCTGCGTAGCCCCACGCGGAGCGTGTAGCTCGACCCTCGGTCGTCAGCGGTGCGCTGATTGCGCGACCAGCGAAGCCCTGAGCACCGCGAGCAGTGCCGCGAGAGAAGGAGTAGGCGAAGACCTCGCCCTTGAAGGCGATTGCCTGCGGCTTGAAGACTGGCACTGGGCGCTGTGCGTAGTAGCCTGGACGCGAGGCTGCGCCTGGCTTAGTGCCCTGCGCCGTGCCCGTACTCTCCGTGATGCCGTTGAGTGAGGCTGCAACATCCAGCACGCCGAGCACGCTGAACGCGCTCGTGGTGATGCCGATGATGACGCCGAGGTTGCCCTCGCCACCAATCGCCGAGCCTGCGCTCGTCGTGACGCCAGCGACGCTGCCGTCTGCCTCAGGCCCGAGTCCCCATTCGTATGCGTCCCAGATCGCGCCCTTCGTGGCGCTCGGTTGCCAACGGCCCGTCGCCATTGGTTAGGTCAGGGATTCGGTGATGTTCCCGCTGGCGAGCGTGTAGGTTCCCGTCGTGGCGTAGGTCTGCGAAGCATCAAGTGCGCGACTGCCGTAGAAGGTGCCTGCGGTAGATGCCGACCAATAGCCGATGTGCGTGATCGTCGTGGAGCCTGGCACATCAAAAACAACCTCAGCGCTTGACGCTGCGGTGCCGCCTGAAGCCGCTGCCCACGATGCACTCTCGCGCGTGTAGGGAGAGCCTGTGACCTCTGCGGTGCCTGCCGTGCCTGGATCAGCCGTGTGCAGGCTGAAGTGCGTGACATTGCTCGTGATCGTGCCTAGCATCGTGTTGCGTGTTGTTGGGGTAAGTGCCATCGGTCTACTCCTCTACGATTGCGGTGATATTGCCGCTCTCGTCGCGCTCTACTCGGCGCGTACGCGCCTCAGGCGTCGGAACGGTGACATTGATAATCGGCTGGATCACTTCGCGCTTTTCGGTCTCGTCGTCTGGCGCGCTCATTTGCTGAACGGTGACTGGTGCTGCGCCGCTGTGCCCGACCTTGATCCCGACAAGGCGCGCCGCCTGCTCCGGCAGGAAGCCAGCCTGCACGAGCTTCGCAACAATGTCCACCTTCGTGGAGAGCATCGCGGTCTCGGCATCGGCTTCGTTGAGTGGCATTCGGTAGGAGTCGCCTGAGTCAATCGGCCCGAAGTCCTCAAACTTACGGATGTCGTTGACATTGAGCCAGCCTTCTTGCAAGCCGACTCGGTAGGTGTCGTAGCGATCCTTCGTCGTTCCGCGCAGGATCGAGTCCATTGAGAACTTGACGAAGGCGTCAGGCAAGAGGATCAGCGTGCTCAGCGGTCGCTCAATCATCTCCACGAGGGGTCGCAGCGTGTATTGCACGAACGCGAGGTTCTGTTGCTCCACGCTGTTGTAGGACATCGCCCCTGGCGTCGTGACCTGCAAGAGATTTGGTGGGATGCGGAAGATGCGGGCGATCTCCTCAACCGTGAACTGGCGAGAGGCGAGAAGTTGTGCGTCTTCAGGTCGGAAGGTGAGCGCCTTGAAGGTCGCGCCGCCTGTGAGGACCCCTGGCGTGTGCATATTCTGCCCGCTGTGGTGGCGTGCCCAGCCCGCCTTGAGCTGCTCGCCCTGCTCTTTGGTCAGGTCGGTCGGCACCTCGATGATGCCCGTCGGCGTGCTGCCGGTTCGGAAGAACGAACTCGCGTAGTCCTCAAGCGTCAAGCCGAGCGCAAGAGAGACGCGCAGTTGGTGGATCGGGTTGATCCCGCGCAGCTCGCCTGGCATCGCGATGAGCGGGATGTGCAGGATTGTCTCCTGACCATAGACCGCCGTTGGCTGATTATGCCCCTGATGGATCTTATATTTGATCTCGCGGCCTTCGCGGTAGATCTCCACGCGGCGCGGGTCAACGGCGCGCACCTCCAACACCTCACCACGCTCGTCGCGTGGGGCGTAGATGAAGGCGTTGCCGTCCGTGTAGAGAGACACCACGATCTCGCTGATGAGTTGGTTGATCGTGTAGGTCGGCTCGTCAGGGATCGGCGTGAGCATCCACGACGGCTTCGCGCCCGCTGGACGGTACGGTCGCCGAATGCCGTTGTCGCGGCGATAGGCGTCAAGCGGGAAGGATGAGACAACATCGGCGAGCAGCCGGATGCTGGCGTATGCCGCCGTAAGTCCAAGCGCCGCCTTCTGATCAACCTCACGGTTGCCGAGGAAGGGAACCTTGTCAAAGGCGAGCGGCGTGAGGTTTTGCAGCGTCAATGATCGCTGCTCGGATGAGGTGAAGACGCGACGCAGGATGCTCACTTAGTCCCTCCAGGTATAGCCGAGAGCGACAAGGACGGCACCCGCGGCAGCGATCAGGCTCAGCGGCTCAATGAGCCAGAGACCTGCGATGACGAGGACAATGCCCGACAACTCTAGGATGGTTGATTTCATAGGGTGATGAACTCCGCTGCTTTAGGTGCCGCTGGCGCTTGTGCGTGGTAGCGGGCACGATCATACGCCATCACCGCGCACACGGCGAGGTCAATCTTTCGCGGGGAGCCTCGGTGCTCCTTGACGATACGAGGGCCGAAGCGGTCAATCTTGACCGAGCAGTTGTCTAGGTGGCGGCTCATCGCCGCATCACCGCCGTGGCTCACGGTCTCCTGCGTGACCGCCTCGTAGAAGGCGGCACAGGCGGGCACCATTCGGGCTGGACTCTGCGGGTAGAGCACCACCGGCAAGCCGTCGGTCTCCCACTTTTGCAGGGTTCTCGCCCATCGGTAGGGGTCTGCGCTGATCTCGCGCACTTGGTATTTCTTGCAAAGCTCGTACATTCGCGCCTCGACCTCATCCATCGGCACCTGCCAATGTGGGTCGTCTAGGGGGCGCTCCCAGAGAGCGAGCGGCTGGATGAAGCCATCCTTCGTGCAGCCGACCATCGCCGTGCAGTCTCCGCTGAACGAGCCGTCAAAGCCGATCACGATCTCCTCGCCATCAAGGATCTGGCGCTCGCCTGCAAGCCGATCCCAGGCGCCGCCTGGTAGCCAGCCTGTTGCCGCCGTCACCCACTGGTTCATTCGCTTGGTGCGGAACTCTGCCTCTGGGATGCTCAACACCGCCGACTCAAAGTCAGACGGATGGAGGAAGTCGCCATAGGCGGGGTTGGCTTCGGCCCAGACTTTAGGGTCAAGGTGATTCGCTCCGTCAGGAGCGCCGTGCCAACGGAAGAAGAAGGACGGGTCAGCGATCTCGCCTGCCTTGAGACGCATTCCGTATTGCCAGAGCTTGAAGCATACGGTGTCTTGCCCGCGGCTATCCGTGCGGCTGCCAGCCGTCGTGATGCCGACGATGAGCGGCTGCTTCCGTGTACCAGAGCCGAGATTCATCGTGTTCCAGAGCCTGTCATCAGGCTGGATGTGCACCTCGTCAAAGACGACGGTGCTTGGATTCAAGCCTTCGGCGCGGGAGGCGTCGGCTGATAGGACGCGGAAAACGGAGCCAGTGGACGGCATCTCGATCACATCCCGCATCACCCGTAGGCGCTGCGAGAGGATTGGATCTAGCTCGACCATCCGAGCCGCCTCGCGGAAGACGATCCGCGCCTGAGCGCGGTCGCCTGCGACGGCATAGACCTCGGCTCCGACCTCATCCACGACAAGGCCAAAGAGCGCGATCCCAGCGCCGAGGAGCGACTTGGAGTTCTTACGCGGCAGCCCGATGAGGGCGCGTCGGTGTTTGCGTAGCCCGTTCTCGTCCAGCTCGTAGAGGTCGTTGAGGATCTGTTTCTGCCACGGGCGCAGGGTGATCTGCTTGCCAGCCTCGTCGCCTTTGGTCAGTCGGCAGAAGTTCTCAATAAAGTCCGAGACCTGGCTGCCCTGACTATTTGGCTTTGCGGGCCGCCGAGATGAGGGCATCGAGTTTGGCTGCCGCCGAGTTGGCTTGGGCATCTAGGTCTCCTGTCAGGCCGCTTCTCGCAGCCGGTGTGAGGCCCAGTTTTCCAGCGAGCTGGAGCATCAGCGTCGCGTTATCGCGAACGATCTGATGTAAAGGATTCTTTACCAACTCGCCAGCCTG